TATCACAGTCGATGATCCGCCAGCATCTATTCCAGATACTCAAATTCTTGAATGGGCAGGCAGCGAATGGAATGTAAGAGATAAGACTGAACAAGAGCTTGATAACGAAGTGCAACACAAATGGCACGAAATAAGAGCGCAACGCGATTATATACTTTCGCAGCTTGATTGGAAATTTCATCGTTATCAATCGCAAACAAGACTTGGCATCACACCAACAGACAACATTGCAAATCTTGATACATATGCACAAGCACTAAGAGATATTACACTACAGACTGATCCGTATAATATTGTTTGGCCCGAACTCGTATTAGGATAGTAGATAAAAATACCAAAATGCCGATCATATAAATATTTAAAAATATAGTATAAAGGTAAATAATGGCAATTCCATCAAATAGAGAACAGCACAAAGATTGGTGCCTTAGACAGTTAGGCCATCCAGTTATTAATATCAATGTGGATGATGACCAGGTAGATGACTGTGTGGATGCTTCTTTACAATACTTTCAGGACTTTCACTTTGATGGAGTTGAGCGTTGGTATCTAAAGCATGAAATTACTTCTGAAGATATTGCAAATCAATATATTCCAATAACCGAAAATATCATCGGCGTAACAAGAATATTTCCAATTTCATCTACAAACGCATCTGTCAATATGTTCGACTTGAGATACCAGTTGCGTCTTCATGAACTCTATGATTTTACCAGCACATCATATGTAAATTATGTCCTTACTATGCAACACATTAGAACACTTGATATGATGTTTTCTGGTGAACAACCAATTCGTTTCAATCGCCATACAGATAAACTATATCTTGATATGAACTGGGCAATGAGTCAACCAGGAGAATGGTTAATTGTTGAAGGATTTGTTGTAATTGATCCATCAACATATACCGATATTTGGAATGATCGTATGCTTAAGCGCCTAACAACAGCCTACATTAAGCGCGTTTGGGGTAATAACATGAAGAAGTTTGCTGGAATGCAGCTTCCAGGTGGTGTTACTATGAACGGCCAACAAATCTATGATGAAGCTACAACAGAAATAACTGAGATTGAACAGTTGATCCGCGATACCTACGAAGAACCACCTCAGTTTATAATGGGGTAATCAATGGCAACCTCAGTATATTTCAACAATTTTTCTCCATCTGTTATCAATGAGAATATGCTTCTTGAAGACTTGATTGTGGAATCAATTCAGATCATGGGGCATGATGTTAAATATCTTCCAAGAGAAGTGTATGATCAAGCGGATGATGTTCTTGGTGAAAGCGTTAACTCTAAGTTCACACGCGCGTACGGTGTTGAAATGTATCTGGCCAACGTTGAAGGTTATGAAGGCGACGGAGATTTCTTCTCTAAGTTTGGATTGGAAATTCGTGATACTTCCAACTTTGTTGTTTCACGCAGATCATTTGAAAAATATGTGCCATCTACAATAGCATCAAGACCACGCGAAGGCGATTTGATCTTTGTTCCTCTACTAGGAAAGATTTTTGAAATAAAGTTCGTTGAAGAAGAACTCCTATTCTTCTCACTAGGTAAAAGATCACCTTACATATACGAATTGCGTTGCGAAGTATTCCGCTTTAGCAATGAAGATTTTGAGACTGGCAATGAAGAAATCGATGATCTTGAACATGCAGCAGCATATACTGTTAGTTTGACCTTAGGCAATGGATCAGGCAATTATCATCAAGATGAGGTTGTATATCAAGGAGCAAATCTTGCTTATGCAACAGCAAAAGCAGAATCTAAACATTGGATTCCAGAAACAAAAGTTCTTGAAGTCATTAATGTCAAAGGTGATTTTGCGGCAAATAGTATTGTAATAGGCACTCAATCTAATACTCGTTACAACTTAACTTCATCCGATACTCTTGCCGACTTAGTGGATTCTGATGATTCCGATAACCGTATCATTCAGACCGAAGCTGATACATTTATTGACTTGTCTGAAATCAATCCATTTGGAGTACCGTAATGTTAAGTAATGCATACTTCTATCATCAATTAACACGAAAGTATGTTATCCTTTTTGGTAATATGTTTAACAACATTACTATCAAAAGAGTGAACAAAAATAGTGGAGTTGAGATAGAAAGATTCAAAGTTCCTATTGTTTATGCTCCAAAAGAAAAGTACTATGCTCGTCTAAGAGCAGATCCAGATTTGGAAAGACCAGTCCAGGTCATTCTGCCTCGTATGTCTTTTGAGTTAACTAACTTTGCATATGATGCATCTAGAAAACAGAACTCTCTACTAAGATCAGGCGTTGCTGCTAATACTGCTACAAGAGGCGCCACACAGTATATGGGTGTGCCATATGACTTGTCTTTTGATCTACAGATTTACGCAAGAAATGTAGACGATGGAACACATATCATAGAGCAGATTATACCATACTTTAATCCTGACTATACAGTTACAGTTGAGACTATTCCAGCGTTAGGATTCAAGAAAGATGTTCCTATCATTCTTAACAGCGTTTCAAACATAATTGAACACGAAGGAAACTTTGATGCTGTTCGTTATGTTTCATGGACTCTAAACTTTACCATGAAAGTAAATTACTATGGTCCAGTTCAGTTACCAAAGATTATTCGCAAGGTATTTGCCAACATCTATAATGATGAGAGTTTGAAGGCCGGTAATATCGTTAGACTTAATGTCACACGACCTGCTGGAAACGGCAATTTTAAACTTGATGATGTTGTTTATCAGGGTTCAAATTACAATACAGCAAACGCTTACGGATATGTTTTGGAATGGGATAGAAACAACTTAAAACTGGTATTGGGTGGCGCACAAGGGCAATTTAATATTCAAAATACAATCAGAGGCGTATCAACAAATGCTGTTAGCACAATATCCAGTTTCGAAGTAAACCCTCTCAAATTGGTAGAAATCAAGATTGAACCAGATCCAATTGATGCTGAGCCAACAGACGATTTTGGATACGATATAACTATAACAGAGTGGCCTGAAACAGAATGAAGAATAATGATGTATTAAGCGAAGCACTTGGTATTGAAAACGCAGTAGAGATTATACCGCCAAAAGCACCAGAACCTATCATCAATACTCCACATGAAGATGATGATATCAAGGCTGACTATAATCTCTCGCGCAGAACATTCCGCGACCTTATCAACAAAGGCAACTCCGCAATGGAAAGTTTGACCGATCTTGCAAAAGAATCGGAATCTCCACGCGCGTATGAGGTGCTGGCTACCATGATGAGAACCGTTGCTGACACTACCAAAGACCTTTACGATCTACAGAAGAAGACTAAGGATCTAAGAGGCGATAAGAAAGAAGAAACTGCGGTTAATGTAGAAAAGGCCATTTTTGTAGGCACTACTGCCGATCTACTAAAGAAAATAAAAGAGAATAAGCCAGAGTGACCAAAGGGTATAACAATAACCCAAATCTTCCGCGCGAAGATTTTAGACATGCTTTTACTCAAAAAGAAATGGATGAGTTCATAAAGTGTGCGAATGATCCCGTATACTTTGCCATGACCTATATGAAAATCATCAATGTTGATCATGGTCTAATGCCATTCAGTATGTGGGATTTCCAGCAAGATATGCTTATGAAGTTTCATACCAATCGCTTCTCTATCTGTAAACTTCCGCGTCAGGTTGGTAAGACAACTACATCTGTTGCTTATTTACTACACTATATCCTGTTCAATGAAAATGTTAATGTGGCTGTTCTAGCTAACAAGTCAGCCATGGCCCGAGAAATCTTAGGTCGTCTTCAACTCTCTTTTGAATATCTACCTAGATTTCTACAGCAAGGTGTGAAAGAATGGAACAAAGGTTCTATTGAACTGGCCAACGGCTCACGCATCATGGCAGATTCTACCTCAGGTAGCTCAGTTCGTGGTCGTTCGTTCAACATCGTGTTTTTGGACGAGTTCGCGTTCGTTCCAAACAATATTGCCGAAGCGTTCTTTATGTCTACCTATCCTACGATTTCTTCTGGTCAAAGCACCAAGGTCATCATCGTGTCTACGCCTAATGGATTGAATCAGTTCTACCGTATGTGGACAGAAGCAATTGAAAAGCGCAGCGACTATGTTCCTATTGAAATTCACTGGAGCATGGTACCTGGCCGTGATGAAGCTTGGAAAGAGCAGACAATCCGTAACACCAGCCCCGACCAGTTCCGTCAAGAGTTTGA